AATATACCTAACTATGCACCTGATTTAAGCGGTTATGTTACTTTAGCAACTGCTCAAACAATTAGCGGTGCTAAAACTCTTACAGCAAGTTTAACTATAAGTAATTCTCCTGCTACAAATAATACGAATGCTTTTACAACATATACAAGATTAATATTTAATAATTCTTTTAATGACGTAGCAAGAGGTCCTAATAAAATAACATTATATGACGCAGGAGTCGATAGTCCTGCTATATACGGAATAGGAATAAATAATGCTGCATTTTCATTTTATGGAGATGGTAGTTTTGATTGGTATAAACCAACTACAAGAACTGCTTTTACAAACATAATGTCTTTAGCAAATACAGGAATATTAACTACTAATGGGTTTATTAAATCCGGCGGTACTTCAAGTCAATTTCTTAAAGCAGACGGATCGGTAGATTCAACTTCTTACCAACCTGCTTTAACTAATCCTGTAACAGGAACAGGCACTAATAATAGATTCCCTAAATTTACTTCTACAGGTTCTACTATTGGCAATAGTATATTAGGAGAATCGGGGGGTTATTTATTATCAATGACAATTGATAGTAATAATGCCGCAGGATTATCCGTAAATAATACAAATGCAGGTGCTTCTGCTCAATCTTATATTAATTTAATAAGTGATAGTGGTGGATTTAATATGGGTAAAATAAGTAACGCCTATTCTGTTCCTGGTTGGCTTGGAGTAAGCGACGCTTATTTATTTAATAGTACTTCGGGTAATATTGTTATTTATAATGGAGCTGAGGCAGGCGGTTTACACGTAAAAACAGGAGGAGGTAACGCTACTAAATTCCTCGTTGCAAGCGACGGAAACGTAGGAATTGGAGTTAGCCCTAGTGTTCCGTTAGATATTAATAGGTCAATGGTAGGGGATGCCATAGCAAGAATTACTAATACTAATACTTCTACGGCTGCTTCTGCTCAATTTTTCGCTTCTAATGGTACTACTGTTACTCAATTTTTCCACTTAGGAACTGCTTATACAGGTACAGGAGTTTTAGCAGGTGCGGCAAATTCGGGAGGAATTTATAATGGTGCAAAAGATTTAATTTTTGCAGCAGCAGCAAGTATAGGTAATATAAGATTTGCGACAGGTGGATTTCCTCAAACAATGATATTAAATTCCGCAGGTAATTTAGGATTAGGTATTGACGCTCCAAATTTTGCAGCAACAAATAGAAGGGTATTAGATATTAATGGAGCAGCAACTGCAATATTAGCTTTAAGTGTAGCAGGTACCGCAAAAGGTTATTTTTACCACGACGGAAATAATAGTGCTTTAGCTAACTTTAGCATAGGAGGTATGTTAAGTTTTAACACAAGAACTGCGGCAGGAGTAGATACTACTTGGCAATCAATTACAAGTGCAGGAATGATTTTATTTAATACTGATACTTTAAGTGCATCTTTAGGTGGTACAGTTGTAACAGTTAGAGCAAGTTCTGCTAATGTAGGACAAACTGCATTTTCTATACAAGATTATTTAAAGCGTGGTCGTTGGGCTTTTAACGGACAAAATGGTACTGATAACTATGATTATGCAATATATTCTGCACCAAATGGTAATGGAGATTGGACACAAAGATTTACTATTCAACAAGATGGAATAGTGCATATTGGAGGTACAGTTAGTGGAGGTGGTAGATTGCAAGTAAATGGAGATGTTAATATTAACGGTAGCTTTAAGATTAACGGCACTATCATAGGAGGTGGCGGAGGTAGTGGTGTAACAGGTAGCGGTACTGCAAATTATATGACTAAATGGACAGGTGCTTCTACTTTAGGTAATAGTCTTGTTTATGATAACGGAAGTAACGTTATTATTGGTGCTACAAGTGGAACAAACGATTCTAAGTTTGAAATTAAAGGTAGCGGTGTTTGGAGTGGTGCGGTTATAACTTTAACTAATACAGGAACAAGTGGAAAATCTTTTTCTATGTTTTCTACTAATACAAGTTTTACACAAGGTGCAAGTAGAATATTATTTTATAATGGTACCGATAATGTAGACTTAGCAGTAATTACAAGCACAGGTAGTTTATTATTAGGCAGTACAACAGATATAGGAAGTGGATATAAGCTACAAGTTACAGGTAGTATATCTATGTCTTATGCAAGTTTCTTTAACTTTAGAGGTTCAAGTGGAGCAGGGGATGTACTTGTTGACAATAGTGGGTCAACTTTAAGAATTACAGGTAATGTATCGGTTGCAGGTTCAGTAACCGCAAGTGGTGGTTTCTTTGATACTTCGGATAGCAGATTAAAGATTGTTGTAAAAGATTACGAACAACCAAAAGGTATTGAGAATGTTGCTGCAAGAATGTATGTTAAAAATAGTAGAAAAGAGTTAGGTTATTTTGCTCAAGATGTAGAAGAAATATTGCCAAGTGCAGTCAGCGAAGGAGAAGATGGTTTCTTAACTTTGTCCTATAGTCAAGTACATACTGCAAAGATTGCTTACTTAGAAAAAGAGGTTGCAGAATTAAAAGAACTTATTAAATCATTATTATAATGCCTTGGGTAGATTTAGCAAATAATCAAGCAGTTAGTTTTATTAATTTATGGGATGCTTCCGAGAATACTAAAATATTTGCTTGGAGAATTCCTGTACCTACTACGCAAGAATGTGTAACCAAGTCGGAGGCTTTAACTTATATATTTTTAGACAATTCTTTTCCTTCTTATTCCGCGAAAGCATCAAATCAACTTATTGAAAAAGAGGATATAGTACAAGCTAATGGAGTATTTTATAGCCAAGCAAGCGGAACTTATCCATTGATAGGAACTTCCGTTTCTGCTACTGGTAGAGTATGGAATTTTACAGGTTCAACTATTTATCTATTTATAGCTTTTAATAGTCAAGGTATAAATAGCGGAACAATAAATAACGACTCAATGACAATATTTCCTTTATCTCCTATATCCGTAACAGGAACAATAACGGGATTTAATCAATTATTTTTAGGAGGATATTACACTATTTTAAATAATCAATCTTTTAATATAAATATCATAAAAAACGATGGTCTTGGGGCTGGTAGCCGAGTTTATTTAGCTTACTCTTTTAATACTTCTGGATTTCCTCAACAACCTGTATCAATTTAAAATAAAATAAAATGAAAACAATTCAACCCGTATCAATTTGGGACAATGGTCAATCAAAACAAGCAACCATTTTAAATGCTTATTCAACATTCTTAGTTTTAGGGACAAGTGCTACTTTTTACTATGAATTAAGAAATGTAAAAGAAGATGGTACTTTAAGTATGCAATTAACACAAGGCAATTTAACAATGACAGGCGAAGCCTATGCACAATGGGAAGTAGATTCTTATGCTTGGGATTGGGTAGCTAGTCAACTTAACCTAACAATTACAGGTGATTATGTACCTCCAGTTGTAGAAGAGCCGATTGCTGAAACTCCTGAGCAATCAACACCTTAATTATGAATGCTATTAAGCAATACTTAATAATCATTGTAGCTTTCTTTGCTATGGTGTGGCTATATGAGTCATGCCATAGCTCTAATGCTGTTATTGAGTCTATAAAAACCGATACGGTATATCAGACTAAAGTTACTACTAAATGGAAACAAGGTAAAGACATTCCTTATGTGATCATAGCTACCGATACTGTACATGATTCTGTACGTTATTTGGTACATGATACTGTTCGTATTATGACTGATTATATGCGTACTTATGCGTATTCTGACACCATTAACGTAGATTCTAATACCTTTGTCATCAACGACACTATAAGCCAAAATAAGATCCAATCAAGGGGATTTGAGGCTAAAATAACCGAAAAAACCATACTTACCACCATTACTAAGGCAGCTAAAGCTAAGAATAGTCTTTATTTGGGCTTTAGAGGCGATTTAAGCGGCTCAAATGGCTTAGAAGTACTAAGTCCTGGAATCGTACTAAATGCCAAAAATAAGGCTCTAATAGGCCTTAACGTGGATTTAGGTCTAAACCGTCAAATAAGGTATGGTTTAGGGGTATATTTTAAAATAGGTAACTAATGATTAAGTTTATAAAGGATATGTTCTCAGGAACAGGTGAAGTAAGTTCAAAAAGAGTAGCTGGTATGTTGGCTTTGTTAAGTGCAATAATTGGCATCTTTTGTGCGTTATTATCGCAAACTGCCTTTGATTCTTTACTTATGTATTCAGCGACTTTATTGTCAGCTAGTGTTGTAACATCAATTTTTAATAAGAAATAACAGAATAATAATGAACAATTTTGACCAAATAGATAGTGATTTAACTCCTTTCGGATTAGTAACAATGGCTATATCATGGCTAAATATTTTAGGAATAGTAGTGTTGAATCCATTACTACAAACCATAGTTTATTTAATGACTATTTGTTGGTTAGGAATGCAGATGTACGGCTTCATAAAAAAGCAGTTTAGAAAAAAGTTCTAATTTAGTGTATCATGCAAATTACAGCACACTTTAATCTAGCAGAATTTACTCGTAGCGAATCAGCTAAAAGACATGGTGTGCCTAACGAACCAACTCCTGAGCACATAGAGAATATCAAATTACTTTGTGAAAAAGTATTAGAACCAATCAGAATGAAGTTTGGTCCTATTATACTTTCTAGTGGCTACAGATCAAAGATGCTTAATCACTTTATAGGTGGAGCATTAAAATCAGATCATAGTTTTGGTCGTGCGGCAGATATAGACCAAGATGGCTCAGGTAGCACATATACAAACAATGATATATTTCACTATATCAAAGACAATCTTAAGTTTAAGCAGTTAATAGCAGAGTTTCCGAAGGATGGTAAATTAGGTTGGGTTCATGTAGCTTATGATGCTAATAATCTAAAGCAAGAGATATTGATTGCTAAGGATAAGACAGGTGGCAGAACTAACTATGTCACTTATAAGGGTAACGAGAAGTTAGTAAAATAGACCAAAACCAAAACCACATATAATGAGCAAGAAAAATGTCCTAGTAATAGGCGACACTCATGAACCATTCTGTCATCCAGGCTATAAAGCTTTTTGCTATGAAGTAGCGAATAAGTTTCAATGTTCTGAGGTAGTACACATTGGAGATGAAGTTGACAATCATGCTATCAGTTACCATGAATCTAAACCTGACGGACATGGAGCAGGTAGAGAAGCAGACTTAGCACAAGCTGCTATGTACAAATGGTACAAACAATTCCCTAACGTAAAAGTATGTATTGGTAACCACTCAGCCCTTCATAAAAGAAAGGCTCAAACAAGCGGTTTACCAGAACGTTTCATTAAGTCCTATGAACAAGCTTGGGATGCTCCTAAAGGCTGGAAATGGGCTTTAGAATGGGAAATAGACGGTGTTCTGTACACTCATGGTACAGGATCATCAGGACAAGCAGGTGCAATCAATAGAGCAAGAGATGCTCGACAATCAACAGTAATAGGTCATATACATAGCTTTGGAGGTGTTCTTTATAGCTCATCTGATAAGGATATGATATTCGGCATGAATGTAGGCTGTGGTATCGATATTGATGCCTATGCTATGGAATATTCAAGACCTTTCCCCAAAAGACCCACATTAGGCTGTGGAGTTGTTCTAGATAGCGGAAGAGTCGCTATATTTGTTCCGATGCCTCTAGGCAGTAAGATTATTAGGTTGCCAAGAAAGTAACTATAGTCTAGTAAATATAAAGAAAGTGTGTATTACATTGGTTTACAATGCAGTATGCACTTTTTATTTCAGTATCAATTAAATCGTAAATTTGTATGAACAGAGAGGTAGACGTTAAGATTAACCAATTAATGAAAGAAAAGACTCACTTAGAAGCTAGGCTTGAGTTGATTGTTAGGGAATTACGACTTACTGTACTTAAAAATAGTATCACAAATGTTAATGCACATCATACAACTGACCGAAGAGGAAGATGAAAGCTATGATTTCCAGGATAACTCTGAGGAATCAGATGCTTATATCAACATCTATCAGGTGGCGAGTGTAACGGCTGATGAAGAAAACAGTGATAGGTGTTTTGTATATATGGCTAACGAAGATTACTTCTATGTAAACGAATCTATGGATAGTTTTACTGCAAGATATCAAGCAGTCCTTTACGGATCAGTATTGACAAAGTTTTATGACACTAGAAATAGTCATAATTAAAATAGCTCTCATGTGTGGTGTGTGATTGTGTGTAGTTTTGGTTAACCCTCAGGTAAAATCTGGGGGTTTTTTATGTCACAAATATTTCAAAAATTGTGACATAATCTGCATGAAATTTTCCAATAATTCATGCAATATGTTATACTTTTATATGTTAAAGTAACATAAGGAAATATATATGTTACTTAATGTGTCATAAAAGTCACTTTTTGACTCATGTTTATCCCATATAAGTCAAAAAAAGACCCCACTATGAATAGCAGGGTCTAACTATTAAACTACAAACAAAACATACTACTTTTTGTTATACTGACTAGCTCCGTAACCTATAGTTACTGCAACAGATATAACGTATAAACATCTCTCATACCATTCCCAACTTGTTGGGTTATACTTATTGATAATGAAAGCAAATGGTAGATACAAACCTACTAATAAAAGTGATAAGTTAATTAAAATATCTCTATAAATTTTTGAGTTCATAACTAGAAGGGTAATTTTTTATCTGTTGGTTTGTAATCACCTGCTTTAAATGTGTCCATTTCACAATAGAAATCACTTTGTTCAGGTCCTGCGTTCTTTTTGTCTTTGATAAGGATAGAACACCATCCTTTGTTAGATGCTGCGAACTCGTTTAGTTTCTTTAAGTCCTCTGGACCGAATGATACTTTTCTGAATGATCCGTAAGCTGATCTAAGTGTGAAACATCTTCCTAAGAAGTTCTCTTTTTGTGTTGCCATAATATTTGTTTTGGTTTATAAACTATTTTTAATTCCTTCTTTGAATTTCTCTAAGTATAATACAGCATCCATAAGTTCTTGCTGTAAATGCTCAGCCCATTCTTTGGTGTTTAAGTCAGTCCTGTCAAGATTAGTTCCATATTTCGTAAAGCCAATGTTAGCTCTATCTTTATACTTAGTAATCACAGACTCGACTATAGTGTCATACTTATTCTCCATTACCTTTATATTTTCTTACTTGTTCTTTAAGTTGTGCTCTCCATTTGATGTCTACTGTACCATCATTTAAGATGTCTTCAACTAACTTAATAGTTTCAGCAGTTACAAACTTGCTTTCCTTAGGAACTACAGTAACCTTAACTTCTTTCTTAGTAGTCTTAGTTACATTTTCTGCCTTGTTGTCTAATTCTAAATTTTCCATAATTGTTGTTTAGCGTCCTTGACCACGATATGCTTTAGGTCTTGGACTATGTTTGTTATAAGATTTCTTTGCCTTACCTTCTTTACGCTTCCCGAAACTCACCTTTATACTCGTCCCAGATGCTGATTTTGCTTTCGCCATTGTCTAAAAATATTGTTAAATTAATTGTTCCGTCTGATACTTGTTGACATACAATAGATGTGCCACCGCACATACCTAAGTGAGTTAAGAACTCTATCTGTGATACACTTAACCTATCACCTATAGCTTTTATCTCACAAGCAATGAACTGACCATAGTTCTTATGGTAACCAATGATGTCAGGCAAGCCTTTCTTACCAATGAAAGACCTTCCCTTAACTGCTAGGTTATTATTCCTCCATACTTCATAACCTAAACTATCTAAATATTCTAGCATCATCTTGGTTAAGTCACTTGCTGTTTTGTATGTCATATAAACGAAATTACACTAATTAATCGAAACGGATCATCTCCACAGTTGGAACTTTTACATATCTTATGCCCTCAACTATCTTAGTTTTACCCCATTTAAAGTGTCTTCTTGCCTTTATTCTAAGCATCTCAGCTCGTATAAAGTAGATTCTGTCCTTAAGGTCAAAGTTGATAGCAAAGAACTCTACTCTTGTATCTGCTATACCACTAGGCTTACCATTATTCTCATATTCGAGCCACATATATTTCTGCTTTAGGGCTTTTGGTTGTTGTATAACGAGGATTTTTGTGTTCCTAGCGAACAATAACAATGCCTGGTAAGTGCCATCTTTTGCCTTAGCTTGTTCTATGTCGAACTTACGAGTATTCTTATAGTTCCTATTTAAGTCCACTTCTCTTAGGTAATTTTAGTTTCTTAGCATAGTAGTAAAGTGTTTTTGTTCCTACACCAATACCAACTGCTATATCGTTTAAGTCATGAAATCTAGCAGTATCATACCATGCTCTAGTTATAATTCGTTGCTTCATGTTCTCAATGTTAAGGTCTTCACCTTGCACATATTCCACTTCAGGGAATTTTTGGTCGATTAGTGTGATGTTTTGTTCCATGTTATTTTTTTTGTGTATAAGTTTCGTTATAATAATCTTCAGCTTGTATAGGTTCTGAACTATAAGAATCTGCTTCAGTTATATAATAATTGTAAGCGTGTTCCCAACCTGCAAAATGTGCGTCTATTATCTGCTCTTTTTCTTTTTCAAGTTTTAATACTGCTTTTCTAATTATATCTTTTACTAATATTGACTCATTTTTTGAATCTGCTTTCCATAAAATATTTTTAAAAAAATCCAATTCATAAATTAATTCTTGCATTGCTGTTTTCATGTCTTTAAATTTTATAGTCTTCAAATGTGGTTGTTTCTCCAATAAATCTAATAGGTATATTACCAGTCTTGCCATGTCTGTTCTTCTCTACCTTAACGATAACTAAGTCATCAGGATGGTATTCCTTTCCACCTATTTCTACAGGTTCTTTCATTTCGTAGTAAGATGGTCGCATAAGCATAATAACAATGTCAGCGTCTTGCTCAATACTACCTGATTCTCTAAGATCAGACAACATTGGTAGTTTATCAGCCCTTTCCTCAACCTTTCTAGATAACTGAGATAAAGCAATAATTGGCACTTCCAACTCTTTGGCTAAGGCTTTAAGGCTTCTGCTTATTAAACTTACTTCCTGCTCTCGGTTTTGGTTTGATTTGCCTTGTCCACTCATAAGCTGTAGATAGTCTAGGAATATAACCTTAATACCATACTTCTGCTTTAGAATAGTAGCCTTAGCTCTGAGTTGTGAGATACTGATTCCGCCAGTATCCTCTATGTAGATGGGTGCTGTGATTATCTTGTCATCGGTCTTTAAAAGTAGCTTACGTTCATAGTCATTTAAATTATTCGTTCTAAGGCGTTTTAAGGGCACTTGACTAGTTATTGACTCTAACCTTTCAACAAGCTGTTCGGAGCTCATTTCGAGGCTAAAAATAGCCGTAGGAACGCTATTTAGGATAGCTAAGTGATAAACACTTGAAAGCATCATTGCTGTCTTACCTGCACCAGGTCTTGCAGCTATAATACATAGGTCGGGTTTACACCATCCTGCTATGGTTTGGTTTAGCTCTTGGAATCCTGTATTAAATCCTAAAAGTTCACCATTACTTGCTAAGTCCCTAGCAAAGTTGATAGCCATAACTACGTCAGTTATGCTTTTTTCATGGATATTACCAAACTCTTGTAAAGCTATAAGTTGACTATTTAGCTCAGAAAGTAAATCTATAGCTTGACTATCGTTGTCTAAACAACTATTCTCAGCTATTCTAAGTACTTTATATGCTTCACGCTTCTTATACATCTCAATAACAATCTCGATATGGGTGTTTATGTGTGCTGTTGATGTTACATTATCAGTTAACTTAGATAGGTAAAAAGCTCCACCAACATCTTGTATGTCCTTATCTTGGGAAAGTTTTTGAGCTACGGTAGTAAGGTCTATAGATATATTACTATCATACATTTCCTTAATAGCGTTAAAGATTTTTTGGTGCTTTAGATCGTAGAATATGTCAGTTTTTAGATGACCTATAACCAATGGGATAGTCCTTTTGTCTAAAAGCAATGCCCCAAGTATGTTAGATTCAATATCTAAGGCTTTAGGTAGGTTTATAGCTATCATAGATTTTCTATTTGGTATTTAACTTTTAACCAATAATCATTATAGCTAGGATTAGGTCCTAAAGTATAGTCATATCTTTTAGTTGCTTCTAATAGTTCATCTACTGCTATTAATGCACAATTTTTTGCTTCAAATGGAGATAATAAATTACATTTTGAATGATAATAATACTTATTAACTAATTCTTCTGCTTTTTGTTGTGGTGTCATTATTTAAGTTTTATTTGTGTAGTTATTTTGTTAGTTGGTACGTTTGATTGCGTATTAAATTTGCTATTATTCCTTTTCCAAGTTCTTACAGTAGCCTTCCAATCTTTCATAATTCCAGAGTTAAGTTTCCATCCTCTAGCTTCATAGTGATCACAGAAATATTCACCATCTAAAACAAAGTCTATTTCTTTAGCATAACTACTAACCTCTAAAGGCGTTGGCTTAATAAATGTCTTATTATTGTTAATTGTATTGTTGGGTAAAGATTCTTTACCGTCTGAGGTAAACTTTTTTGACCCCTTAGGTAAACTTTCTTTACCAACGGTAAAGTGGTCATCAGCAATACCAAAACTCCTATAATCATCTATAGCATCCTTAAAAGTACCTGCACATCTAAGATGGTTAGTCTTCTCATGCTTAGTTACCAATCCTTTTAAAATGAGACCCTTAATAATGTTTAAAATAGATTGCTTTGACAAGTCTAAATCATCTGCCATAGTTTCTCTACTCATGTAACACCAATGAGAATCGTTGTTTTGCATACGCAGTATAGTGTCTAATACACAATACTCGTTACAAGATAAATGAAAAGCCTTCCTTACTGGATGGATAATCGTTGTATAAAATTGAGCCATAAAAATAAAAAAGCCCTATCAAATTCCCCCCAGTCGGATTGGGGGTTCATATCAAGGGCAATAAGTTCTTAATGAGTATCCGACACTCATGACAAATATACTACTTTGTCTTAACTATCCTAAAAATAACATCTCTTTCATTGTGCTTAAATCTACGTTTTAATAACGGATTAAGTGACTTCTTTATTGCGTCTTGTGTGATCCTTGTATTCCTTGCTGCATGAGCTAAAGACTTAAACAATACTTCACTTTTGTCGTCAACATAAATCATCCTCACTGGTACTGAGTTCTCTAATCCTGCAATCTCCATCATATATTCTTGAATTTACTAATTATGGTTAATGTTACAAATAAAAATATTGCTAGTGGTATTGATATTACTATAAACTTTACCAACTCGTATAAAAATATTATCGTTTGTTTCATAAGTTAAATAATTTTCTAAAAATTTCGACTAATATCCAACTAAATGAAAATCCAATCATAAATTCTTTTAAGTTAAATTTATATTTCATAGTTTATAGTTTAAAATAACCACCCCAAGTTCCCTAATTACTATTTTGGTTTAAAATATTTAATTTCTTGAGGTGGTCAAAGTTTTTATTTATTTCTAGCTTCTAAAATTGGTAAATTGCCCTCAGTTGGTATATAAATAACCTCATTTTTACCATCATTTAGTCCTTTTATCCATAAGTATCTTAAGTATTCATCATTACCTTTTAGACCTTCTCCAATAATTCTATTAGCTTCTGCTGCACCTTTTGCTTGCTCAATTTCTGAAAGAGCATTTAGCTTTTCTGATTCCAAATTGGCTTTTGCTTCTTCTACTTTTATTCTTCTATTTTGTTCTGCTTTAGCAAATTCTGCCTTACCTTCCATTTCTTGCGACCATACTCTGTATCTAGGTATTAAAGCCATATACAAAATAATAAATGTTATTATAAAGATTCCACCAATTACTGACCATATTATAATTCTAGCTTGTGCTATTTTTTCTTCAACTTCCCATTTGTTTAAATTTTCCATGATTATTTCTTTAAGTTAATTTTAAATGTTGTTGTGCTAATTCTAGTTGCAGGGTGTACGACTTCTCCTGATTCAGGATCAACCATAGCTGTTGGTAGTGTTCTAAGCATCTTTTCCCTTTCCTTGATAGCAAACTTCATAGATTCTAATTGGTCATTCATCTTGCTCCAAGTATAATCTTGGTCATAGATATACTTAACACCTGATTCAAACTTAGCCATTTCGCTTCCTAAGACCTCAGCCTTGCCTCCAGGATACTTACTAAGCTCATCTAATACTAACTCTTTTAAATCGGCTCTAATGCCTTCTAAAAGCTGTACTACAGCCTCAGACTTAACGAGCAACTCCAATGGCGACTCACCAGTCTGTGTAAAGTGATCTACTATCTGCGACTTGATTAACTCAATAGCAAATTTGTTCGGTTCTATAGAACTAAGTTCTACTTTTGGTAATAATGTTAAATTCATTTTATTTTAGGTTTTCTTTTTTCATTTTTAATACCTTCATCAATGTTTCATCAGAATCAAATGATTGCTTGTAAGTAAAATATGTGTCAGTTAATTGCTTAACCTTAGTACATTTAGCTACCTCCATCATGATTTCTTCTCTTGTAGGCTCATCTTGTAAGATTTCAGCTACTACTTCTTGCACTGGCTTAGAGGTTTTTTTTGGCTCATCATGTACAAAGTCCATCTCCTCAGCAGGTGTCGCTTCAAATCCAGCAGCTTTCATCAACCATGCTAACTGATTACGGAATGCTTTACCTACTGCTCTAGTCTGTGCCATTGATAAGATAGCATACTCATCAAAGAACTTTTTGCTACCCTCTTTGTTAGAGCATATTGCTATGCCTACTGATACCAACTTATTGTCTTGGTAAGATCTAACTTCGCAAGTAGCCATGTACTTGATTTCTCCTTCCTTAGACAAGTCTTGTACGCTTGTAATGATTGGGAATAAGCCTAATGAAGCTCCAGCCATCTGCCATGCTTCTACGTTACAATAGTCCTTACCCTTGATGTTAGATACTAAGTGTGCTTCTTTTACGAATCTTTTAAGCTCGTTAGATAAAGAAAGCATAGAGTCCTTGTTTACCATGTGGTAACTAGGTGCTTGAATTTCGTTGTTAGTTGTTTGCAGTTCCATGTGTTAATTGATTTTGTTGTGTAAAAAAAGTTGCTTTTTTGATTGGATATTGTTCCCACATTCTGACCATAGCTTCCATAGTTTCAAAACTAGATTGGCTGTAGTTCATGTTGTGGATGATTTTAGCGATAAAGATTTTTTTGTCTACTTCGTTCATGTGTGCGAATGTTGATAGCATAGTGTTTGGTTTAATAGTTTTTTGAATATAATTTTGGTATCTTAATCTTACTTCTTACTTGTGTGTATTGCTCCATATAGTATGGCACAACTTCTACGTCATTTACAAAGGTGTTAATGCCATGTAGTACTGTAGTCCTATCTCTATGGAAATAAGGAGCTATCTGGGCGGCTTTTTGCTTATAGTGTACATGAAGGATATAAAAGCACATATTACGAGCTAATACCTGAGGTCTGTATCTACCTTTCTTAGTGATTATCTTAGCATCTAAATTACAAGCTTTAGCTACCTTATTGACTAAGTTGTTTACGATGTCCTGATCTACAAACAAAGGTTTTTTCTTTAGTAAGTTTTGTCTTGGTGTTCTAAATTTCGCTGTAGTCATTGATTTGTGTTTTAAGTATTTCAAGTTTTTTGGCATAGAATGTTTTGATTAACTCGGTCATCTCGTAATCGTTATTCTTTAATCTTGTTTCGATAACGTAACGACTATAGCCTGTTATCTCCATAATCTTCTTCATGTCGCCATACTTAAATAGGCTCTTGTAGTCTGTGATCTCTTGCATTTGTTTTATTTAGTTTTAAAGTGATTGATGTGTCTGTCTATTCCTTGAACTGCGGCATCTAATGAAGCGTAATAACTACTTCGCCAGTAATACCATTTGCCATGTAGGATTTGGTTATCCCATGTTATATACATCCCTTTGTAGGTGTATTGTTTTGACATTCTTCCGTTACTGTTTACATAGGTAAACTCTTCTTTGATACCTTTTTTCTTTTGTTCTAGGGTTAGTTTCAGCATTGGTTTGGGTTTTTAGATCTCGTCAGAGATATGATTTTTATTCCTCCTTAGAGGGTTTTTGATAGATTTTTGTTTCTAATACTTCTGTTGTTCTTATAGGAATACCATTGCTTAGCTTCTCAAATATTGCGTAAGCTTTGTCCTTATCAGCATTAATAGATCCACTAATAAAGACACCTTCTTGCTTTGTGTAATACATTGTGATACCTAAGACTTGGTCTGTTTCTTGTACGAACTCGAATTTCATGTTTGTTTGTTTTATTGTTTATTAATTTGTTGTTAATCTATTTTTCTTTATCAATTAAATAGGCATTTTTTTCGGCTTCTTCTTCTTCTTCTTCATCCTCTTCCCAATCGCAATGTTCTAAACAATCAGGACAAATATCTATTTCAGGATAATTGGTATGAGCTCCACAGCAGGTTGAGAATGGCATTATTTATTAAGTTTTTGGTGTCTTGTAAAGTAGGTTTTTGGATCACCTATCTTGGCTTTACTCATATTCTTCTCATATTCTAATGGATGAATGCAAGTTTTTGTCTGATGGTTGTAATAGGCTTGTTCGCCTTTGTCAATGATTGTGCCAGTAATACCGCACTTCATCTGATAGGTAAGTGTGATTAATTCGTGCATGGTTTTTTGTTTTGGTTGTAGAATGTAAAATTAGGAAGTTTTTGTAAATATTTAAAAGTTTTTTGTTAAAATATTGTTAAAGCTTTGCAAAAGTTTTTGTCCATGCAAAAGATTTTTGCCCCAGATTTTTGTGGGTTTTTGCATAGGGTTTTTGGAGGGTTTTTGTCTGCAACCGCTTTTTAGTTGCACATTTAACTAGCTTTTGCCAATATGCAAGGGCAAAGCATAGCTAAAATGCATTTTAAGGCACTTTTAAGGCTTAAATTTGGCTTATCTTATTTGGATAGTATAAACATACCAACCGCAAAGAAAGTAGCTAAAAACGTCTTATTTTGCTAAATAGTCATTCCATGCTTGAGACTTACCGACATTTTCTTCCCATTCAATGTCCGAAATAATGTCTTCGATTTCTTCTTCGCTTACAACTTCGTTTCTTCCATTTAGGCAATTAATTGTGCAAAAAATAGAGTCGCCAACATATAAAACGAGGTCATTTGTATGCTCGTTAACTTGGTAGCTGTCAATTTTAAAGTTCATTGTGTTTGATTTTGATTAAAAATAGAACCATTGTCGGCAACGAACCGAATAACCTCTTCAGGTTCAATGGTTAGGGGTGGCTATTTAATAGCCCAAAATGCCTCGTTTATTTGTTCTTCTAATTCGGAATATTCTTTTTGTTCCCAATTGTTTAAAATGTCTAATTTATAACCAATTTGCAAAAGCTCAATTTTTAGGCTTCTTGCTTCTTGTTGAGTAGCTTCTCTGCATTCCTTAGCATAAAAAGGATGACAAGCAGAATGCTGACCGATATGAGAATAACAAGACATAGTACCATTGCTCCACTCTTCAAAAGGAAAGTAGGCTAGTAAATCTTCATTTGCTTCGTGATATAAAAACTTTACTTTAGTTCTCATCGTTTAAGGTTTAATATTTATAAAAATTGCCTAAAAAAATAGCTTTCCCAATGTTTGAGTCAGCCAATTGAAAGGCGTCAAAATAATCATAAGTTCCGTCAATGTCGTTGATAACATAAAACTCTTGCTGGTCGCTTATGTATTCTATAGATTTAGAAGATTTAGCAAAGCCAAATGAGATAAAAAAATCTTCTTGGTTGTCTTCACACTCTTTAATTAAGTGCTCAATACTTTTAATTTGTGTCATTTTGTAGTTTTTAAAGGTTATTAATCTTCAATATTATTAAAATCTATTTCATCAAATTGGCTGAAGTCTACAGAGTTCTCTATTATGTATTCTGCAATTGTTGGCACTAATTCGCAAAGGTCTTCAGCTTGAAAATAGTTAAAACTTTCAAGGTTGCCATATCCGTTAAATCTTACTAAGTCATCGGAATACCTGTAGTCTCCGTAACATATTGCACGTGCCAAGCCTGTTAAATCCTTATCAAAAAAAGTATTTAGGAAGTCATCATCGTTAAATCTTACTTCGTCATCGTAGGCGTTAATTGATTGACAATACTCGTTGTTTAATTGAATTAGTTCATCCCTATCCATGCAATGAATAAGACTAATAACTTGCTGAATTGTTTGCTGTGTTGTTTGTATTGTGTTTGTCATTGTGTTGGGTTTAATTAATTTTCTGAATTTGTGTAAAATAAAATCGACTCAAGTATTGAGTTTGTTTCGGCGTCATATAAATCCTCACAAACTCCCGTTATTAATTCTACATCTGAGTCGTCATGCTCTCTATAATGTAGAGTAATGGTATTTAAATCCAATCCGTAATCCTCTAATTCAATTAGATAATCCATTAATTCTTTTGCGTTTAACACTTTCTTTTTCATGTTTGTAGGTTTTATTTGTTTGTAATTTCTTGCCATATTGTTTTAGCAAGTGTGATTAATAAAGTACCGATAATAAGGTACAAAGCAAAGTCGATGATGTTCATACTTATTTGATTTTAGTGATTAAATAATCAGTGAATAATTTAGCTATGTTACCTAGTATTAAGGTAATTAAAGCTAAAGAGTAAAGCTGTAAAAAGTTGTCTAAGTGTTGCATGGTATTAAGTTTTATTTGTTATTAATAGGACCTAAAGATATGTAAACAATTGCAAACAATTGTAAATATTTATAAGTTTATTTGTTAAAATTTTGTTAACGTTTATATATAAGTATTAAGTATACTAGTATTAAGTATGTAATATCTAATTTAATATTGAATAATATATTGTATATTAATATAAGTAGTTAATACTTATATAAGTACTTTACTAATTAAATTAGTAGGTATGTATTAATAGAATACTATCCCTGTTTTTTACTCTTGCCGTTTCAGTGCCTTGACAATCATTAAATATTTACGCTAACTTTGACCACCTAAAGCACCACCAATGACCAACCGAAACGATAGGGTAGAGCAGCGTATAATATATATTATGTTAAATAGTAGGGGACAAAGTACCCTTTTCAATGTTCCACCACTGAAGCCCTCCCCCACTCCACCCCCTACCCTCTTTTTTAGCGTAGAAGATCCAATGCCTGGCTTGTGCCCCCCAATATTCTGATATAAAACAATGATTTTAACATTTTTAAACATTACAATATAAGTTGTAGTTTTGGCTTTACATATCCGATTTAGTTCAATGGTAGAACAATGGTCTCCAAAACCATAGATATTAGTTCGAGTCTAATAGTCGGTGCAAATAGTTAGGTGGCGGAATGGTAGACGCTAATGGAGTAATATAGAGTGGACATAAAAGGATTACTTAAGGTATAGGCAGCATTAAGCTGTAATAGCCTTTCCAGTGAAGACACTCAAGTAGGTTCGAATCCTGCCCTAACTGCAAAATAGAAATATGAAAGATACTTACGGCAAACGAGAGTACACTTGTAAATGTGGTACTAAGACTGATGGATATGTTTGGTTTAGTCAAATCAAGACTACACAGTTTGAATGCACTAATTGTGGCAAGTGGTTAGGTCATGACAACCTAGATAAGAAGGTTACTAGCATAATTTCAATACGCACACCAACAAAGAATAGATAATATGAAAACACCTTTACAGCAATTAATGGAATGGTTTAACGAAAGACCAGAGTATGATAAAACCTCTGAAGGTTATGAAATTATGCAGAAAGCACAAGAATTATTGAAAGCAGAATCTGATTTTGCAAGAGAAGCTTACATATTAGGTCATTATGACTCATCGCTTGACATTTATAACCCTTCCGAGTGTTATGGCGAACTAACTAAAAACATTTAAAATGAACGCACAATTCAAAGAAATAGCTAAAGAGGCTTTTATCATCGCCTACAAGGAAAACTTCGGCAATATCACCATATCGTGCGAGGCTTCTGGAGTCGGTAGGACGCAGTATAAGACTTGGTTGAAGGATGATCCTGAGTTTGCTAAGAGGTTGGCTGAAATCGAGCCTGAGGAGATAATGCTTGACTTTGGCGAACAAAAGCTAATGGAGAGGATTGCTAGGGGAGATACCTTAGCTACCATGTTCTTACTGAAGACTAGAGGTAAGAGAAGAGGATATATCGAGAAAACCGAGGTTGCTCACGAAGGAGATGTGGTTAAGCAGATTACAGTCAACGTAGTTAAACCGAACCAAATTGGAGATATTATGAAACAAGTAGACGGAGATGAGCACAAAGCGTTACCTCAAGGTGAGATAATCAACTTTGATACGCAAACAGAGCCAGGAATGGTCGTACCTGCTTACAAAGCTGGAGAAAGTGATGAAATCCCACTTTATAACCATGATAAGGGTGAATTATTAGATATTAATGAAGATGGTGAGTATGAGGAATAGCTACAATGCCTTTATTTCGCATTTTAAGGCGATTCTAAGGCTTTTAACCCTATGTGTAGTACTATGTGTCCACTTTGGGATTGAAAGGCTTAAATGGGGCTTAAAATAGCAAATGGGTCTACCCTTGTATAAAACCAAAAGTTTTCTAATGGAAAACACGCAACCAATTTTTTAATTTTTTTTCCTATGTCTTATGAATGTAACCACAAACATCGTCTTCGAAATCCTGCAAAACAGCCAAAAAAAAATATCAGTTATGCAAGGCGGAACAAGGTCTGGCAAAACTTACAATGTATTGACCTGGTTTATCGTGAAATTATTACAAGAGAAGGGAAAAACCCTAACCATTTGCAGATCCTCGTTGCCATCCATAAAAGGCTCAGTGATGAGAGACTTTATCGAAATACTATCGAAATATGGATTATACTCAGAAGAAAAGCACAACAAATCAGAAAATCTTTACTTCTTAGGAGGCAATGTCGTAGAGTTCGTCTCTACCGATCAGCCACAAAAAATAAGAGGTCGTAAAAGAAACTACTTGTTTATTAACGAGGCGAATGAGGTAAACTACGAATCTTGGATGCAGTTAGCATTAAGAACCACAGAAAAGATTGTAATTGACTATAACCCTTCTGATTACTACTCTTGGATTTACGATAAGGTTGTTCCTAGAGAAGATGCTGACTTTACCATCACTACCTACCTAGACAACCCATTTCTTGAAAAATCAATCGTAGATGAGATTGAGAGGCTTAAAACAGCCGACCATGAATATTGGAGAGTTTATGGCTTAGGAGAGAGGGCAATATCCCAAGCGACCATTTATACGCATTGGAAGCGTAGAAGGAACTTCCCTGATGGCGGAGATGTGTTTTACGGACTTGACTTTGGCTTCAACAATCAAACAGCCCTTGTTAGGGTTAAGAACTTTGATGGCGAGTTATTTGTCGACCAATTAATATACGATACCAAAATGTCAACCGCTTTACTAATCGATAGGATGCGTTCTTTAGGGCTTGATAGGAACTCAGAGATATATGCCGACCCTGCTGAACCGAAAACCATCTCGGAGGTGAATAAGGCTGGATTTAACTTAAAGAGTGCTGTAAAGGATGTTTATGCAGGAATCAACAAGGTAAAATCATTTCCTTTGCATATCAGGTCAGAGTCCTTAGATTTGCTTGATGAGATTAAAAACTATAAGTGGAAGACCGATACAGATGGCAATACACTTGATGAACCTGTGAAGTTTAGAGATCACTTAATGGACGCAATGAGGTATGCCATATACACAAAATATGCGAAACCTAAAAGAGGGTGGGTTGTATAGCATAAAAATTTGTTACTTTTGTAAAAATAATATATAGCGTGAATTTAACGGACATACTAAAGGCAGCTAACCCTTTTCAACAGAAGGCAGCTCCAAAGGTGACTTTTAACAATCCTTTTACTGATTTCGGTGGATTGATTGGCGGAAGAACACTTTATCCAGAATTAGACCAGCAAAAATTTGTACTTGACTATAAAAACAATAGTGAGGTATATGCTATCATCAAACGTATCTCTAAAACAATTTCTACTGTTCCTTTCTATGTTTATCAAGTAAAGAACAAAAAAGAGTTGACAAGATACAAGTCTATGTTAGCAAATGCTACGTCTACCGCAGATATTGCTAAAGCGGAGCTAGTTCGTGTAAAAGCAGTTGCCGAGATTGCTGATTCCGATTTAAACACTTTGTTAGAAAAACCAAATGAATATCAATCATTCTCTGAATTTATCGAGAGTGCTGTAGGTTATAAACTAATTACTGGTAACACTTACATTTGGGCGAATAGATTAGCTTCAGGTAAGGTTGCAGAACTTGTTACACTCCCATCTCAATACGTTGCCATTATTTCTGATGGTACAATAAATGGGGTTGAAGGTTATTCTTTTACGCTAGTTGGATGGGATCAATTAGATGCGAAAGACGTAATCCATCTAAAATACTTCAACCCTTACTTTGACACTAACGGACAACAGCTTTATGGCTTGAGTCCTTTACAAGCAGCATATAGAACAGTACAACGTAGCAACGATGCAAAAGATACATCTGTTGGTATGTTACAGAATCAAGGACCTAAAGGTATATTGTCTGCTGATGAATCAAATGATTTCGGACCAGAGGCAGCAGGAAAGCTTAAAGAAGATTTCTACAATCAGTACGGAACAAAAACTCAAGCTGGTATTGTAAAGAATGCTGGTAAGATTTTGATTGCTGGTGCAAAGCTTAACTGGATTAACATGGGATTAAGTCCTGTGGATTTACAGTTACTAGAATCAGAGAAGATTACACTTAGAGAACTTTGTAATGTTTACGGAGTGAACTCTGCATTGTTTAACGATCCTGATAACAAGACTTACAACAACATGAAGGAAGCTAAGAAGGAAATGTTGACTCAAGTAGTCCTTCCTGAGTTAGTAGCTCTTCGTGATGCGTTTAATAGATTCTTCTCAACAGAGATTGGTCAAGGTTACTATATCGATTTCGATTTGACTGTATTCCCTGAATTACAAGAGGACATGAAAGAGCTTAGTGCTATCCTTTCTCAATCTTGGTGGATTACTCCAAACGAGAAGAGAGCAGCTATGCGTTATGATACTATGGAAGGAACTGAAATGGATGAAATATTTATTCCAGCAGGTTACTTGCCTATAGATGAGTTGACTATGTTACAAGACCCTAGAGATGCTCAACAACAAGGAGATTATAATTTGCCACCTGTAAAAAGTGAAGGTTTTTTTTTGAGTAAGAACGAGCAAGTAGACGAAGTATTTACAAAGTACAAGGCTACCGTTAACATGAGCTACTCAGAATTAGAAGCCTGGTCAAATACAGAGTGTTCAAAGAAAGCATCACTTGACAGAAGCCCTATCACTAGAAACCTAAGACTATTGTCTAAGAAGAAAGAAGATTGGACTACTAAGGATGCCGAAGATGCAAACAGAACTATAAGCTTTGTTAGTAGAATGAGAGGAGCAGAACAAGGTGAACCAGCAGCAGAAGGTTGTCCTTCTAAAAGAGATATATCATTAAAAAATTGGGCGTACGATCCGTCTAAATAATGCCGAAGATACTTTATCCATCACAACAGTTTGCTTTGCAACAAAAGATTGCAAGGAAATCAATCAGAGAGTTTCAGCCTAAAATAAAAGAGGCTTTACAATCTGACTTTGATAAAGCTGCTCAAATGGTAGAGGCACTAGGGGTAGAACAAGCTGCTAATAATCGTGCAGGATTTTTTACTGGCGATAAGATTAATAATATTTTACGAACTTTGTATGAATCAACTGGCGGTTATACTGCTATGCGATACCAACAGATGTTTGAAACGACTAAGAAAGCGGAAGAGATTGACCTTGACCCTTTAAACATTTTGGATGAGTGGTTAGTATTTATGTTATCTTATTGGACTGCGATTAGCGGACTAAAGATGCAAGGCATAGAGAATACTACTGAAAACGAAATAGCTCGTATATTCGCTAATGTTATAAAGTTTGGTCGTGAGAATGGATTGTCACAGAACGAAGTAAACAGATTGGCAATTCAAACTCTGAGAGAAGGGAAGATAAATAACGCAAGGAGTTTACTTATAGCAAGGACTGAAAGCCATCAGGCATTAAGTACAGGTGCTATAGGTGCGGTTAGGTTAGCAGGTGTTCCAGTATTAAAACAATGGATAGCTGCTGAATATCCAGCTAAGAGTGGTAAGCCAAGATTATGGCACAGGGATTTAGATAGACAAACGAATCCTGACAACAAAGGTGTAAGAATCCCTGTTAATCAACCATTCCTAGTAAACACTCCTGACTATGGACTAATAGAAATGCAATATGCACATGATGCAGCAGGGTTAGCAGTAAATAACTGCAACTGTAGATGCTGCACAGTTTATATAGCTTAAATAAAAAATATGAGTAACTTTTATAACAAGAAAGCGGTAAGTGGTGCTCCAGTAGACATGGAAGATAATGGTAGAATTATCACAGTCTACTATTCTGCGTTTGGTAATGTCGACAGCGATGGCGATGTTATTGTACCAGGTGCATTCACTAAAACCCTAAAAGAAAACGGACCTAATGCTAAGAACAGAATCTGGCATTTATTTAACCACTCAACCGAGAAGCCAATTGCTAAACCATTCGAGATGATGGAAGATGGATTTGGTTTAAAGGCTAGAGTAAAGATGCCTAATACAACATTAGGTAACGATACTTATGAGTTGTATAAAGAAGGTCATATCACAGAACATAGCATCGGCTTTCAGACTATTAAGTCACAAGCGAAGTCAGGCTATAACGAAATCAATGAAATTAAATTGTTTGAGGGTAGTTCAGTATTGTGGGGTGCAAACGCAAATACACCAACAGTAGGGGTGAAGAGTCAAATAAAGTCTGTTCTTGTAGATGAGATGGGTAAAACTATCAAGTCTTTAAGAAACGGTCACTTTACTGATGAAACATTTGAATTGTTGGAACTTAAACTTAAGCAATTACAACAATATCTTGCTGAGATGGAAGATGAAGAGTCAGTCGACCTTGAAGAACAACCGCAACCATCATCTGAAGGCACAGTCGAAATGCCAGAAGATGAAGCATTGGAGGAAGAGGAAGACCCGATGGTTTCTGTTGAAATCGAGATAAACAAATATTTACAATCATTTAAAATTTTCAACTAATGGTAGAAGAAATCAAAAGTGCTTTCGAAGGCGTTAAAACCGAAGTAAACGGTGCTATCGAAACATTAAAAGCTGATAACGCAGTAGCGGTAGACAGTTTAAAATCAGAATTAGAAGAATTAAAATCTCAAGTTGCTGTAGTAAAAGATGCTGCTGACAAATTAGAGGCAAAAAACAATCGTAAGACAATGAACGAAAATCAAGTAAAAGGGTTCAATGCAACTCTTGCTGAAGCAATCGAGAAGAATGCTGACAGTATCGCAAAATTAGGTCGTGGTGAGCAGAAGCGTTCTGGCTTTATCTTAGACACTAAGGCAGTAGGTAACATGACTGAAGCAGTTAACTTAACTGGCGACATTCAAAGACAATATGCTCCTCAAGTATATGCTCTTCCTTCTCGTAAGGTGCATTTGAGAAGCTTATTACCAGTAGGAACTATCTCTACAGGTTTATTCACTTTCCCTAAGGAAACAGGTGGTGAAGGTGATGCAGCTCCACAAGTACAAGGTTCTGCTAAATCTCAAATCGATTTCGATATCACTATGACTGATGCTCCTGCTCAGTACATTGCTGGTTTCGTAAGAATCTCTCGTCAAATGTTGGATGATGTTCCTGCTATGACTTCTTTCTTACAAGCTCGTTTGTTAGAGAAATATTTATTAGCTGAAGATGCTCAATTGTTGAATGGTAATGGTACTGCTCCTAACTTAACTGGTTTGACTACTGTAGCTTCTGCTTTCGGTGGTGCTGCAACAGTTGACGTTGAGCAATTAGTACAATCTATTGCACAAGTTGAAGCTGCTAACTACAGTGCTAATGGTATCTTGATCAACCCTACAGATTGGGCTGCTATCGTAAACACTAAGAACACTAACGCTGCTTACAGCTTACCTGCTTCTACAGTTGTTACAACTGATGGTAACTTATCTATCGCTGGTGTACCTGTGTTCAAGTCTACAGCTATCGCTGCTGACAAGTTCTTAGTAGGTGACTGGTCAATGGGTGCTCAAATCATGCAAAATCAAGGTATCTCTGTTCAGTTCTCTGAAATGGATAGCGACAACTTCCAAAAGAACTTGATTACTGTAAGAGTTGAAGCTCGTATCGCATTCCCTATCTACTACAACAGTGCGTTTGTATATGGTGATTTCGGTAACGTAGGATAATCTTAGATTAATCTAAAATATAAGGGGTAGCCTAAAAAGCTGCCCCTTTTTTATGTCCGCTATATTTTAGTTATTTTTGTAAAAATAATGGCATAATGCAAATAGTAAGAGATATTACGACCACAGTAGCACCTACAGCCACAGTGGTTACTTTAGCGGAAGCTAAGAATTACCTTAGAGTAGATTACAGCGAAGACGATACTTTGATTACATCTTTAATCAATACAGCTCAAACAAGACTTGAGCAATATGCTGGAGTTGCAATGACTCCTAGAACTTTAAGGGTTGTAGCTTATGTAGATGAATTTATAGAGCTTCCTTATGTACCTACAAACACAATATCTGTAGTAGAATATTGGGATGGCACAAATTGGGTAGTAATACCTGTAGGAGGTTACCAGGTGCTTGGCGAAACAACTAAAAAGGTATACATGACTAGCATTTATCAGAACGAGTTTAGGTTTACTTATACTTGCGGTTATTCTACAACTCCTCAGACAATGAAGACAGCCCTTTTAAAGATGGTTTCAGACCTATATGAGTACAGAGAGTCTTCAGTTGAGGCAACTAAGCCATCAGCTAATTTGATGACCGCATACGAGCTTATGAAGCCATTTAAACGCATAAACGTAATTATCTAATGATAGGCAAATTACACAATAGGATTACATTTCAAAGCCAATCAAGCGTTTCTGACGGAGCTGGAGGTATAGTAACTACTTTAGTAGATTATTACACTTGTTGGGCTCAGATGTCTAGGAATACAAATGACAGGTCAGATATAGCAGGAAAAGATAATATAAATGATGATATTACTTTTAGGATTAGATATACTACTTCTAAAGTATTTACAAATAAACTTGTAATATCTTATAATTCAAACCTTTATAACATAAATTCAGTTATTAATGAAGGTGATAGCAATAAGTATTTCTTAATAGGCTGTTCAACTCTTAAATAATGGCAAGATTTCAAGTTAACATAAGCGGTAAAGATGCTATAATCAATAAGTTTAAACAAGCATCTCAAATTATGACAAAAGAGGCTTCTCAAATAATTTACGAAACAGCCGTAGAAATTGAGAATAAAGCAAAGAATAGAGTCGCAGTTGATACAGGTGCTTTAAGAAGTACTATTAGAGCAACTAAGCTTTCTAATGGCTCTTCAATGATTAAAGCTGGTCTATCTAATGTAACCAACGGTAAAGGTCATTTAATCAATTATGCAGCCTTTGTAGAGTTTGGTACAGGGAAAAGTCCAAATTTAGCTTATAAAAGACTAGACAATGCTGCAATTACTACATACGCAGAAGATTTTAAAGGGACAGGCAAAAGAGAAGTAAAAAGAAGCCCAGACCCTTATTTGTTTAATTCTACCGATGATCTTATAGGCAAAATGGTCAATAGAATAAAGAAGATAAAGATATAAATATATTTCGTTAAATTTGTACAAAATCAATACCATGAACATTACACTAAACGAAGAGCAGGTAAAACAATTAGACGCATTTATTCAAGAAATGCCAACTAAGTTTGGTTTGCCTTTAACTCAGTTCTTATCAAAACTTGCTCAGGAGCAAAATCCTGAAGAAGTAAAAGCTGAAACAGAAGCTTAATGAAAGATTGCGGATTAGCTATAAGGAAGGCTTATGTAGATAAGTTAGCATCACAAAGTTTTTCTTTGGGTGTTTATGATACTATTGCGCCTGATACAGTTAATCCTCCTTTTCTGATTATAAGCAGTCAAACATCAGTTGAAAATAGCGACAAGCAGAGTTATAACTTTGATGTTACTATACAGTTTGATATTGTTTATAAAACCAATAAGTCAGGTGAAGTAGGGCAGAAATCGGTAGACCAGTGGGCTAACGAATTGTTAGGGATCATAGGCGTTAATGTACCTGATTACCCAAGTGCTTCTCCTGACTTTAAAATAGTTACTCGTGTCATGGGTACAAACTTTGCTACATTTGATTATATAGACGAAGCTTATATCTTTAGAAGAGTAATAACAATGAATCATTTTGTAACTCAAATATTATAAAAAATTAAAATAAAATAAAATGCCAACAACAGGAATTTTTAATGGTACAAATTTGGTAGTTCTAGTAGGAACTGAAGTTGTAGCTCATTCTACATCATGTTCTTTATCAGTAAGTGCTGACTTACCAGATTCAACAACTAAACAAAGTGGTGGATGGACTGATCATATCGCAGGATTGCGTTCTTGGTCTTTAACTACAGATGGTCTTACTACAGTTGAACCAACAGGTACAAACTATGTAGTAGGAGATATTTTTTCTGCTTTAAATGGTAGAGGTGTAGTTACAGTTAAGTTTACTACAGTTACTGGAAGCACTCCAATAGTAGGTGATTTAATTTGGTCTGGTTCTGCATTTGTTGAAAGTTTGGATATTACTGCTGATATGGAATCTCCAGTAACTTATTCTGCTGCTTTCACAGGAACAGGTCAATTAACTCAGGCTACTAACGCATAATAACACCAAAAACACCAAAATATGAGAGGACATTACGAACTATCCCTAAGCGATGGGACTAAGATACCTATGAGGTTTTGTACATGGTCTTTAAAAAGATTCTGTCAACTTCAAGGAATTGGTCCTGGAGAAATAGGCGAAGCACTAAGTGGTACATCATCACTTGATGCTATAACTAACTTATTTATAGCTGCGGCTGAATACCCTTTACATAAAGAAGGTATAACCCCAAGCTTTACTGATTTAGACATCTGTGATTGGATTGATGACATGGGTGGTATAGGTAGTAAAAAGTTTCAGGACGTAATGGCTGCATTAACCGAAAGCTTAAATAGTGGATTAGAAGAAACTACTACTAAGAAAGCAAATAAAGATGCGGTAAAAAAAAATTAGAGTGGATTGATATTGAAAAATATACAATGGGGGAGTGCCAAGTGCTTCCCCATTTGTTTTGGGATATGACGATGGCTGAGTTAGATTTTGTGTGGTATGGTTACCGTCATAAAGAAGAACAAGAATGGGTTAGAGCTAGGTGGCAAACCACTCTTTTAATTAATATGCAATTGCCTAAAGGCAAAAAGGTAAAGCCTAGTGAGCTTTTATCACTTGACTGCGATAATCGTAACTTTGTGAAGCAAAGAGTGATGACCAACGAAGAGTTGAGTGAAGTGCTTAAAAAATACGAAAACGTAAAACCAATAAAGCAAAATGGCTGATCAGAATATAAAAGTCAATATTAACCTAGACCTTACTGAGTTTAATAAGAATGCTAAGGCAATGTCTGATGCGTTAAGTAAGGTATTAGGCAAGGATATAAAGATGTTTGCCGATGAGATGAAAAAGGCTGAAACCTCAATTAATGGTGCTGAAAGAGCAATGGGTAATGCGGCTAAAACGGCTCAAAAAACTGGTAACAGTGTAAAGCAGTCCAATATGCAATGGACTAACTTGGCATTAATTATACAAGATTTACCTTATGGACTAAGAGGTATTCAAAATAACATACCTGCATTAGCTGCTGGAATGGGTGGAGTTTATTTAGCAATATCTAGCGTAGTTGCAGTTCTTACTGCAATGGATATGGGTTTAATTAGTTTTGGTAATAAGGTTAAGCTTTCAACTGATTTTAACAAAGAATTTTCATCTAGCCTTGCTGAACAAAAAGTTAAATTAGATAGTTTATACGGAATAGCTACTAATGTTAATAGGTCAATGGATGATAGGCTTACTGCAGCCAAAAAATTAAAAGAAGAATATCCTAAGCTATTAAGCAACTTTTCAGAAGAAGAAATTGCTGCAGGTAAAGCAGTAACCGCTTATAATAAATTAAGCGAAGCTGTAATAAGATATGCAAAAGCTGAAGCTGCGCAAACAGCAATTAAAGAAATAGTAACTAAGCAAATTCAGAATGACTTAAAAATAGCTGAATTAACATTACAAAAAAAGGATGCAAATCTTTCTGCTGATAAAAGACAAGTAGAAATAGATAAAAAATCTTTAGTATATGCAGCAGGAACTATAAACTTAGAAAGAGTAAGAGCTTCTACTATTGAAGATAATATTACTAAATTACAAAAACAAAATAAAACATTAGATACTCAGCTTCAAAAGTATGAAGATATTTATAATGTAAATGCAACATTTGATTTAGAACAAACAAAAACACCTACCACTGCTCAAGATACATCAAAGTTAGATTTATTAAAAAAGCAACAAAAGTTTTATAAGGATGATTTAGCCATGTTTTATGAATATGGAGAACTTATAATAGCAGAAGAACAAAGATTAGCATTACAAAGAGCGCAAGTTGAAGGTAAGTCTAAAGATGAAATAAAAAGAATTACAAAAGGATTTCAAATAGATATGCTTGTAAATCAGCAAGAGTTCGGAAGAGCTCTTATGGCTGAAGCTGATAAAAATACTAAAGCATACGAAAAGAATGAAGAGGATATTTCTAAGATTATAATTAAGAATAGAGAAGATATAGCTGAAGCTATTAAGAAAATTAATTCTAATCTTAATGATGAAAATATTAAAAATGTTGAAACAGAACTACAACAAACATTAAGAGCTACTAGAGGTAGTTACAACGCACAAAAGGAAGCTTATCAAATTGCTATTGATAAGTTAAAAGAAAAAAAGGCAGCTTTAGATGCTGCTGGTACTTCTACAGAAGAGTATCGTAAGAAAATAGAAAACCTAGAAGCTGGAATGGAGGGATTAGTTGATCCATTAGAGCAATTAAATCAAGCAATACAGTCGGCTTTTAATCAGTTACAAATTGATATGCTTACTGGATTTGGTGAAGCAATTGGTGATATCATATCTGGAGAAAAATTTGATATGTCTGCTATAGGTAATATATTAGCTGATGCAGTTATTTCTTTAGGTAAAGCATTAATAACTTACGGTGTTACACAAAAAGCCGCAATAGCAGCCTTATCATCATTAAATCCAATTGTAGCTATAGCTGGTGGAGTTTTAGCAGTTGCTGCAGGTACTGCTTTAAAAAACAAACTAAAGCAAAACAATGCCCCTGCGTTCGCTAATGGAGGTATAGTTTCAGGACCTACTATGGGTCTTGTTGGTGAATATCCAGGTGCTAAAAGCAACCCAGAAGTTATTGCTCCATTAGACAAATTAAAGTCAATGATTGGTGGAGGAGGAGGTGGTACATTTGTACTTAGAGGACAAGATTTATTATTAGCTACAAATAGAGCGCAAAAGGCATCAAATCTTAAAGGACAAAACATTAGTTTAGCATAATGGCTTACGGTAAAAAATATACGATAACTCAAAAGACGCATGATTGCGTAGACTTGGTAGTAGATATTTATGAAAAAGACTATACTGGTTCTATAACAAGCTATCAAGCAGTATCAGTAGTATTGCAACCTAATTCATCAGAAGAAGACCCTATTGCTTCAATTGTATCATCAGAACTTGATATACAGTTTACAATATCAACAGAAGCAGATTATGCTAATTTTTTGACCCTATTAGATTTTGATGATACAAAATATTACGTTGAATTAGTTATAAACTCGGCAGTTAAATGGAAAGGCTTCTTATTTAATAACTATGCTCAAGTAGGATTTACAGGAGGCATACAACAAGTATCTTTAAATGCCATTGATGGTTTATCATTATTAAGATATACATTCTTTGACGGATTTGAAAATACAAATAACAATGTCAAATTATTAAACATAATAGGTACTTGCTTAAACAAATTACCTTATAATGGGATGTCGTTCTTTTACTCTCTTTGTTCTTATTATGCAGAAGGTATGTTTGATAGAGGTGATGCTGCTGGAGATGAACCATTCAGCCAAACCTACCAATTTAAAAGAGATTTTGTAGGATTAGATTACTATACAGTTTTAGAAAATATAATGAAATCTTTTGGTTGTAGACTATTTCAAGCAAATGGTGATTGGTATATATTACCTATGAACCAAATGGCTACAACATTATACTATACAAGATATGTAGTTGAAGATGTGCCAACAATATCAGGAACTGGTACATTTAACAATAATATTACTATACAACCATACGCACAAAATAATGTTCATTTTATAGGGGGAGATCAAGTTAAGATTGTTAAAAAGGGTTATCCAACAATACAAGCTGAAATAGATATTGCATCAGCAAGTAATTATATATATAATGGTTCATTTAAAAACATAAGTTCTCCTCTATCTGCGGCAGGATGGTATGTTACTAGGTTGGGTTCTCCACTTGGCACAGTTCTTTTTGTTAATAGTGATGATGCACAGTTAAATGTATGTCAAATGGCAGCAGGTCCTGGCAGAGAAGCTAGAATAAGTAATAAGTTTCCTGGTCCTACTGGAATATATGAATATACTCCTAAAATGTATGGTCCTGGAGCTGCTCTTTCATTTGAATTAAGAGGTAGATTTAGATTATATGTTATGGTTTTGGTAGGTTCAACAACTTATTATTTAAACAGTAGCAGCGAATGGGTAACATCTGCAGCATTTAGAGATGTAGGTGGTGGAACTAATTTAGATTATGAAACTATATCTGTAGATATACCACTTGGATTATCAGTAGGCGGATCTATCACATATGAAGGTTATGTAAATGTTGAATTTTGGGCAGTAGATGGAGCTCCTGGTGGATTTCTTAGAAATATTAAAATGACTCAAAATGCCCCTGCTATACAAGAGGTAATCATTACAAGGGAGATAGAAGAAACAAATTCAGTAGCAAAGTCAATTGATATACCTTATGGAATTGTTTATAATAAATCTAATACAATAAACAATCTCGTTAATAACTTGGGGTTATTAGTTGACGCAAATAGAAATCCACTTATTAATTGGTATAGTTATAGCTATCCTTCATTAACGTATGAATCATTGCCATTTTTAATAATGAGGCAATATTCTAACTTGCTAAATAAGAATATAGCAACTTTAGAAGGAAATTTAGGAGCATATCAATCTACTGCAGGACTTATCTACTTAGATAAAGTATATTTAGTAGAGGACTCTCCAACAGGAGCAATGACTTATAATGGAAAGAAATTTTTAATGAATAGAATGGATTTAGACGCTGCAAATGTACAGGTTGGTGGTATCCAGTTAATAGAGGTTACAAACGCAAATAATGCATCTGTAGAAAGCGTAGAATACATAGGAGATATTCAAGTAGTTAAACCTAAAAGATATTTTTAATAATGGCATCAGTAGTAAACGGAAGTAACATAGTATTATATTATTATGACCCTATAACAGAAGAGGGAATACCATTTGGAGCAGCCACGAACTGCTCTTTTGAGGTTTCTGTAGATCAGCTAGAAGTATCTTCTCAGTCTTGTGGTTACTTTAAGGTTTTTAAGCCAGATATGGCTACCTGGAAAGTAGATTGTGATGGATTTATAGCATTAAGAGATTATTCATATTTATTCTTAGCGAATCTGCAGCTTTCAAGAGCACAGATTTTAATTAAGTTTCAAATTGATAATGACAATGGCGATGGTAGCGATATTTTAGGATATACTGTTTTTAATGGTGCTGCAAACCTTGCTTCTCTTAATATTACTGGAGGTGTAGAGGACTCGTCATCTTATAGTGTTTCACTACAAGGCACAGGACCATACACAATAACAGGAACTCAAGTTGATCCAGGTGGAGTTGTTGTAGTTGGTTCAAACGTAGTTATGTTTGACTATACGGCTTCAGGAGGAGAAACATCTATTACTTGGGTTGGTGCTATTGGATTGAGTTGTGTTACTGTTACAAGAGGAGGTATTGAAGTAAGAGGTATTGCAGCTACAGGTACTCCTACGGGCGAGAATGTAAGATTTAATTCATCTACAGGAACGCTTACCTTTGCATCGACAAGGGCATTAGAGGCTGATGAGTTTGTTCGTGCATTATTCAAATAATTAAGATATATATAGATGAGTCAACAAATACAAATAACAGGCGGAGCTAAAGTAAGGAATTTAGAAGGTGTTTTAACTGGCACAAGTGGTGTTGTTAATGCTTTAGGAATTAACGTACCAAGTGGTATTCCTCAATTAGATGGTAGTGGTAAAATATTAGTATCTCAGTTACCTAACTCTGTAATGGAGTACAAGGGTACTTGGAATGCTGCAACTAATACGCCTACATTGGCTAACGGAACTGGTAACGCAGGAGATGTTTATTTGTGTAATGTGGCAGGTACGGTTAATTTTGGTGCTGGTCCTATTACCTTTGCGGTAGGGGATCAAGTTTTATATAGCGGCACAACATGGGAAAGGGCAAGTGGTGCTACAGGTACAGTTACTTCCGTAGCTGTTACCGAAAGTGGCGATGCCTTGTCAATCACAGGTTCTCCAATTACAACAAACGGTACAATCAATATAGGCTTTGCTGGTACTGGTGCGCAATATATCAAAGGTGATGGTACTTTAGCTACTTTTCCTACAACTATAGATCAAGCTAAAAAGTTAATTACAGAAGTATATAATTCAACAGGTGCAACTTTAGCAAAGGGTAGTGTAGTTTATATCAATGGTGGTCAAGGGAACTTGCCTACCGTTACTAAGGCTATTGCTACTGGAGATGCTACATCAGCTCAAACTTATGGAGTAGTGCAATCTGACATTACCAATATGAATAATGGTTTTGTTGTTGTTTTAGGGTCATTAAACGACTTAGATACATCTGCTTATACTGTAGGTACTCAACTTTATTTAAGCGGTACAACGGCAGGAGAATGGACTTCTACTAAGCCTTATGCACCTATTCACTTAGTGTATGTCGGTATAGTGGTTAGAAGTCATCCAACTCAAGGTGTAGTTGAAGTTAGAATACAGAACGGATATGAATTAGATGAGTTACATGATGTGTCTGCTCAAAGTCCTACAAACGGAGATATTTTACAATATGTATCAGCTACTGACTTATGGACTAAAACCGCAGGTACTACAACTAATATAGCAGAAGGTACAAGGCTTTATTATACTGATGCAAGATCAAGGGCAGCTTTATCTTTTTCGGCTGGTAGTGGTGCTTACAATAGCACTACGGGTGTAATAACAATACCTACAAATAACAACCAAATCACAAATGGCTCTAATTTTATAACCTTAGCTTCTTTAAGTGGAGGTACAGGAATTAGCTACAATAATACAACAGGGGTTATCACTAACTCTGCTCCAGACCAAACTGTTTCTTTAACTGCAGGTGCAGGGATATCAATTAGTGGTAGTTATCCTTCGTTTACGATAGCTTCTACGATTACTCAATATACAGATGCATTGGCTCGTGCTGCATTGTCATTTACAGCAGGAAGCGGTGCATATAACTCTACAACAGGTGTTATTACAATTCCAACTAATACAAATCAATTAACAAATGGTGCTAATTATATTACTTTAGCAAGTTTAAGTGCAGGAGCAGGGATTAGTTATAATAACACAACAGGTGCTATTAGTTCTACAATAACACAATATACGGATGCTTTAGCAAGAGCAGCAATTAGCTTAACCACAACAGGCACAAGCGGTGCAGCTACTTACAATAACACAACAGGTGTTTTAAATATACCTAACTATGCACCTGATTTAAGTGGATATGTAACATTATCTACTGCTCAAACAATTAGTGGCGCAAAGACATTTAGTTCAGCAGTTACTGCAACGCAATACACAAATACAAGTCAACTTGCATTTTTATTAAATAATAGTGCTGCAAATAATGACTTCCGTATGGGAAGTGCATCAAGCACATTTAGAATTGTAAATGCAGCTAATACATTAGGATTATTAACTATTGATAATTTAGGTGTAACTACATTTTCTTCAAGTATAACTGCATCTAACTTTAGCGGCTCATCAACTGGAACAAATACAGGAGACCAAGATTTAAGCGGTTATGTTACTTTAGCAACTGCTCAAACAATTAGCGGTGCTAAAACTCTTACAGCAAGTTTAACTATAAGTAATTCTCCTGCTACAAATAATACGAATGCTTTTACAAC